CGGAGGAATGGTAACTACCGTGCCGGTCGGTCCGGCTGGCATCAGGTTTAGGGCGTGGGGCGTAAGGTTCACGATATTCAAGGTTTTTCCTCCTTTCTTTTTGGTTTCTGATATAAGTTTGAGAATATCTTTCTCCAAATTTTTATCATTTATCTAATTACCACTTAACATACTTAGTCTCGTTAAAGTTCTTTTTTTCCTTAAGAGCCTTACTGATAGCCAGGTCAATTCCGCTCCTAGATTTAAGATGATAGTAATATAAATCTGTATAAGGTGTATTAAGCCTATCGATTCGTCCTGCGGCTTGTACCATGACCTTATAAGAGTAGTTTTGTGAGTAGAATATAATAGTGTCCGTTGTTATGCAGTTCCAGCCTTCGCATCCGGCGCTGTATTGAACCAGATAAACCCAGCTTTTACTATTCGGAATTGGTTCGTGTTTATGGCCGTTCCATTCAGCTACTTTCACTTTTGAACCATAACCCAAATTTCTGAGTATTTCTAACTCGTAATCGAAGTTATAAAATATGATTACTCGTGGATGTCGTTCAAAGATTTCTAAAACAGCTACTTGTCTGGATTGGTCGGAGTTTACGATTTTACGCCAAATATAACAAAGTTCGCCTGCGTTCTGAATTGGCTCGTTTTTATAAGGATTCCAACGAGTTCTGGAAACATCTTTATAAGTTTCTATGTCATATGAAACATAAACGTCTTCATGATGAGGAATCGTTTCTCGTTTGAAATCCATATCGATAAGAATACTTCGTCGTAGTTTTAGAAGTTTTCCCGTGTTAATATAACGATCAATTTTCGGGAATTTAGTAAAATGACTATAGACTATGTGTTCCCTTGTAAACTCGGTTCTATTTTTATAGAAGCCGTTCGCAATGAATACTGGAATATAATCCTGCCATGTATCGCCAGGTGTCGCCGATAGTAGAATCCAATCGTTGTTTTTGGTTATCTTAAGAAAAGACTTAACCCAAACCCCGCTACCTATTACACGCTGCTCATCAAATATAAAGAAAGCACCAGTAACATTTACGTATTTACCGATGTTATTCCATGAGTCAACGACGACCTTGTGATTATAGTAGAGGTTTGTTTCCGGATGAGTAGAAAGAAGGAAGGGCGAAAGCTCACCCTCCCATTCCAAAGTATCTCTCTTTCTTGCGGTTGTAATTATGTACAAATCCTTAGGAGGATCGTCCATAGGAATATAATCACCACCGATCAAGCTGATAAGCTCTCCGCCGTTTTGAAGATAATAGTAAGATAAAAGCTGTTAAGCTTTTCCCAGAACCAACTCCGCCGCAAAGAATACAGCCGTTTTTCATCTGCTGAATAGCTTTTAACTGGTAATCAAATAACTTAACGGACATTCATCAACCTCCTTTTTTTTTTTTAAATATTGTTTTGCTTTCATTGCTCTACCGTAGAAGAATATAGTGATCGTCTGGATTTGGAAATATAAAGCGTATTAAATATCATCATTTAAGAATAAATATCCATTGGCTCTAAGTTTATCGTTAGCATACTGTTACTGATTCCTGATTTACCAATAGGTTCGTTGAATCTAAATATAAATCAGGGCTGTTTCCTCTTTGGACATTTAACCGAGCATATAAAGTCGGCACCCATCTTTTAAAATATGTTTTTTAAAATGGCACTTCATCAGGACCTTCTTCTTCGACATATTTAGCCGCAAACTCGTCCTCCTCGATGGTTACGTACATTGTCTTTAGATAAGCCTTAATTCCAGTCTTACCGTTAATTTCCCAACTATAAGGCCTAATAGTCAAATCCACATTACGAATTTCTGCAAAGTCTAGAGTATTAATAGATTCTTCATCCAGTGGAATTCGTGAACGCCTCGTAACCATAATTACTTTAGGCGGAATATTAGCGAAATTAACTGCGACCTGAATATAATGTCTTGCATCGTCACCCTCGTTACGGGGAGGCAGAATTCTCACATTCCAACCATCTTCAGCCAATTTTTGGGCTTGTTCAGGATCATCAATAATTACACAAAAGTTACGATTTCCGGCTCGATTGTACTTTGTTTCCTTTCCCGAAAAGTTGCGGAATATAATACGAGCGTTCTCAATGATAATGTTATCTACATTTTTATAAGCCATTTTGTTTTTCTCCTTTCTATTTTTAACGAATATTAAATGGTGTAGAATCGTTCCTAGGTTTATCGGGGTCTTCCCAAGGTGGTGTATTCGAAATATAAGGTTCGTCTGAAACAAGCCATTCAAAATCGCCATACTCGGATATAGACTTAACAGCTTCATCAACTAGGGAGTCATAATAAGACCTGTCAATATCGGCTTCTTTTCCGAGCTCAATAACCATTTCGGACTCCAACCACCTGTACCCCTTGGAACCAGTAGCGGCATAATACTTACCGTCTTTCTCACGCATAAGTAATCCACCACCACAACCAGGTTTAATAGGGCAGAATCGACCAACCTTTCCGATGAAACGATAACTGTGACCTTTATCGATAAGTTCTCTCAACTCCTCAACTCGTTCACACTTACGCTTCATTTCCTCGTCATTAGGAAGATCTTGATTATTGATATCTTTCCAAAGTTTTTGGTACTCTTTTTCATACTCAGATACGTCTGGCAAATCTTCATTCATATCCAAATATAAAGCCGACGTAACAGATTTGGTTTCGCACATATCGTCAAATATAATCTCTTCTTTACTGAAGAGTTTCTTAAATACATACGGAACCTGGAACTGAGCACCGGTAGCCGTCCATTCTCCGGCATGTTTACCGTCTTTATACTTTGCAATATAAACGGCGTCGTTAACCAGACACATTCTGTCGTATGTGGCTTCATGCTCAAACGAATATCCATACTGCTTTCCGTAGTCCGAAACAAATTGAATTATTTCGGGAGTTGCGTCCGGAATCTTAATAGAGTCCGTTTTAATATGAGCAACAATAAAGCCCCGTTTCTGAACCTCGCGCTTAAGGTTAATCATAAACAGGGCTCCGCGTTTTGCTACAATATTGTCCTTATTTCGAGTATCACGAAATGAGTTGTCAAAGTTGGCGAAAGTAAGACCATATACTGAGTTAATTGCAATCTTTAGAGCCGTAGACAAATCTGCTGCCGCGTTTTCATCGGTTAAGTATTTCGCCAAAGCTCCACCCAGCATTTTTTTAGCTTTGTCAAAGTCTTTATGCTTGATAGCAATACGAGCATCCAAAATATCTTTAAATCGCTGTGTATACGCCTCTCCAAAGAGTTTTTCTGCAACGATACTACTCGGATGCATTGAAGCAACGTCCAACAATGCGACATTACCATACATGCCGGGTTCGGAATATACATAACCTCCTTCTCCAACTTCTTCACCACGATAGATAGACTTACCGTTTTCAAATGTGTATCCCGGAAATATAGGTCTTCCTTTTTCATCAAAAACGGTGTACTCATCTCCTAATTCATTATATAGAACATTATCTTCAGTCATCTCTCCCATATTACGGTAGTTGAATTGATCCTGAGGTTTTCTGTTGTTACCAAATATAATTTTAGTAGTTAATGCGTTGGTGGTATCATTCACCGTCATACCGGCAACATCGGCTAGAATTTGTCTTGCAGTAAAATCGGCTTTTCTCGCATTAAAAACGGCTTCTGTAGCAAGAACGTCATTATCACAATATTCCGCAACCTTAGTCCAAAGCTCTTCTGGTACAGGTTGGTCCCATGGTATTCCTAATTCCTTATGATGAATACCTAATTCGATTTCCCATTTCTTTAAACTTTGTTTTGTTGAACAGAAGTCATAGACGTCCGTATAAGACACATTATAGGCTTCTCCGAAGAAACAATTCGGACTACCGTTAATGATCTTCTGAGATAGATCGTAAAGTTGCTCGTTTGTATAACCCATAAGTCTGGCATACAAAATATGATTATCATATCTACGGCAGTTGAACCCTACCAATCTGAATTTCATCAGATCTTCAATTTCAGAAGGGGAGGGGTTAATCATTCGCACAACAGGTTTTCCTTCACCTTCGATCTTCCAGTTAACCAAAAATAGGTTAGGAAAGACTTCTACGTCAAAAAACACAAGTTTTGCGTCTTCATTTTTTCCCCCGAAGGATGTCTCTTCTGATTTAAACTGCATCTTATTTACTAGTTTAATACAATAGTCAGAGTGATTTGTACTATTCGCAGCAAATGCTAATATCGCATTGCGCATATCAGTGACATCGTAATGTAAACCACTAGCATACGCATCCTCCAGTATTTTATAAATAAAGTCGATACTAGGCTTAGTACCTGGATGTATCTCTTTGTTGAGATTTCGTTTGATCAGGGTTCTAAGCCCTTTCTCGCTCTTTATCGCTTCAAAATTTACCATATTTTTTTCTCCTTTCAGTGGTAAACCCGAGCTAATCGTCGAGATGGGTAAGTTGTTGCACTTCGATAATTTTCGTCTTAACGAACTTTTACCAGTGAATACCTTAATTTCCACGTAGTCATCATAAACGCGGCTCAGTTTCGAGACATCGCCAGTGTAAATATAATGCAAGTGTATACCAGCACCACTCTTACTAAGCTCTGCATATGTCGGTGGCCATTTACTCGCTTCTTTGATATTCTTTTCAAAAGATTTATTACCATTTTCGTCTGGAATATCGAAGTCGATAACAATATGGTTTTCGGGAACTCTAACATAGTGAAGCCTAGATGTATTCAATTCAGATAGTTTCGACGTAACGTCATCCCATTTTTTGAATGGAGTTTCATTATCTGTGGCATACTGAGCGAAACAATCCGCATACTCCTTGTCAAATATAGACTCTTGACTTTCGAATTGAATCCACGGTGCTTTAGTTTCTTCCTCTTTATCAAGGGTTCTTTTCTCAAATTTTTCTGTCCGAAATCCGCAGTAATAACTACGAACTCTGGATCCATCATCAAGGTTGAATCGCTCCTTGTAATCCTTGAAATAATTCTTAAGCTCCTCTTTAAAGACTCTTTGTGAAAATGGGTATGCTACTTTTGCCTCATCGCAATAAGTCTTGTACATTTCCCATGCAGCCTTCAACGTAACACCGTCATTTTTCTTAAATATATGATACGAATCAATAACGAAGTTATAAAAATCGTTAGATGCTCCTAACATCGCCACTGGAATATAATCATCATACTTACCGGGATCACTTAAATATACTTCTTGGCAGTAATAGGCGATCGCTCCAAGTTCAAAACTGATCTGTTTCATAATCGTTTTATACTCTTGAGGACTTAATTTGTTACCGGTAGGGGATACGTCAATTAGTCTTCTTATAAGACCTGATTTTGCATCAGTAATTTTAACCGGCTTATTTGTACCCATAAACAAAAAACATTTAAAACGATTTGAATAAGTAGATTTGAACTTCTCGTTAACTGTCATAAGCTCGTGGGAAACAAGACTATTTAACTTCGTATTATCTTCAATTTTAGAGAGGTCGCCATCGTGTTGAATCGCTACAAGCGGATTGTTTTTGAACGCCTCTAGAGCAAATGAGTTACTAGATGAACCAAGGGATCTTGCGTCAAACACTGTATAATACCCTTCAAATAACTGCTGGATGATGTTAAGTATTGTAGATTTACCAGTTCCCGCTTCACCGTATAAAACCATAAATTTCTGAATTTTCTTAGAGTCCCCAGTTACGATTGACCCGATTGCCCATTCAATCTTATGTCTTTCTTCCTCTGAATACAGAGTGGACATCAGCTTGTCATAGGCAGACAAATCGCCAGGTTCAAGCGGATAATTCAGCTTTTTACTGGCGTAATCTTTTTTATCAGTTTTATAGTTGGAAAATATAATTTTCTCGTCCAACATATAAAAATGATCTCTCATCTGCTTCTGACAGTATTTATGCCAAGAGTCAATCATTCCGGACTCAGCGTCCCACATATGCAGAACCTTTATATTAGAGTCAAATTTATGGCGGTTTTCTTCCGCATATCTATCCAGTTCACGGTCTATAAGTTGTAAAGCACATTGCTCGTCCGTAGACCATAGACCGAGTTCCTCAACCCAAATAGCGTAAAAATCACCGCCTCGAATCATGAGATCTGAGCTTTTGTTGATGATGAACTTTGGATAGATTTCTATTATACCACGCTTTGTGCTACGTGTTGAAATCATAAGAAAGTCAAGCATCGAATTTTATTCTCCCTTCATGCGTTTAAACTCCTCGATCTCATTACTGAGTTCTTCAATTTTTTTGTCCTGTCCATAATTATGGATTTCCACCATAAGCGCATAAATAGTAATAGTGAATACAAAAGCTGTTAGCGTTCGATTGAATATTGCTTGATTTCTTAGTATTTTTTTCATACTTTTAATGGCATCTGAAGAATCTTGTAAGTTTCCAAAAATATAATTGATTACCTCAACCATTAGCTTTTCCCCCCTTTCGTTTTGTCTTGATAAAACTATCAATCGTTTCAAATTTCCAATCTTTATGACTATTAAAGGTAAATATAAATTCCGCTCCATTCTTCTGTCTTATGTGGATGCTGTTTTTACCATTGGGAAACCAGGCAGCGACCCGGTCTCCGGCAAATAGCTCGAAATATAATTCAAACCATTTAAAAACTTCATTATGAGTCATATGCTCCTCCTAAGATACTAGGATCTCGTCCAAGTACCAACACATTTGATACCAAATTTCAACAGTTCGCAAATCATGTTTACAGTTCTTAACAGTAAATAATCCGCCTTCTCCATTTCTTTTGTATTCTCGATTCAAAAACCTTGCGATGACGCGGTTCAAATATCTACTGTCAAATCTCGTATCGTCCAAAGAACTTAAACCTAGGTTTGAAATCATATTCCAAAACCATTGCCTGGTACGATTACCTATATCAGGATCGTCCATAATGTGTTCCTCGCAACGAATAGCAAGGGCTATTAACATTTCTAAAACACTACAAGGACGGTCATTCAAATATGTTGCTATTATAGTGTTATTGTATTGACGCTCATATCCAAATCGATATCGGAGGTCTATCCCATCTTCGGCTCTGTTACCATCCATTCTAATTATATAGGTAAACTCTATATCATGTAGATGGGTCAAAAGCTTCCGATAGGATAGTCTCTTAGAATATCCATCTTTACGTACGAGCTGGTACATCCATTCGAAGTATTCTTTGTTTAGCTCGTTTTTTGTCATTAGTCATCCACCTCGTGTGGTTTTCTATTGTGCGGTTTTCTATTGACGACGTCCGAATACTTTCTCTGGTCAAGAAGAATTTCGTAGTCACATTTAAGCCGGTCGTTTCTCACAAAGACGGAATCATCCTCGTACTCTCCAAAAGCGTTAAGTGATTCGAATCCGACCGTTTCTTCGATATCATCCACGATTACATTATTGTCATCGGTCAGAATCTGATCAGCGTAATAAATCAGACTAATTGTTTCATAGTCATCCAATTCACCGAACTCCTCTGGAGCGATAACATAAGGTTTATCCACGCTCATAGGCTCCTCTTTCACCTCCTCGGGTTTTTCATCAACCATATCAGAATAGTTAGTATAGCCCAGTTTGCGTAAACCGGCTGCGTATTCGATAATACTCGGCTTTTCTTTTGCATTGTTCGCCTTTATTTGGACTTCTTCGATAAGCTTGTCATTTGAATCAAAAGTCTTTACCAATGTGTCCTCGGTAAATTCAGCTGCCCTCTTGGAGAATACTTCTTTTACTGAATCAATTTCATCTTGAGCTATCCGCTCATATTTTTTCTCAACGTATTTCCATGTAACGACCGAACCGACGGCTACACCGAGAACAAACATCATAAAATTTATTGTTTTATTATTCATAAATATACCTCCTTTAAAAAGTTTTTCAGAAAACACAACCCGGGAATTTTTTCACATATCAAATATAACATGTGTAAAGAAAGAGTCCTTATCAAAATTGTGAGTAACTTCTGACAGAGTCTAATGCATAAAGGCCTCTTAAAATATAAAAGACCACCCTAAGACCGTTTCCAAAAATCAAAGGGTAGTCTTTTTTTTATATCAAATCTAAAATGTTACCGTCTACGTTGAATTCAAGAAGTACTACTCGTTCATATACTTCTTTTCCAAATCTTTCACGCATAGCTTTATCCTTAGTAAAAACTTCTTCATCCCTTCGGTAGGCTTCGTAAATCCCGAAATCAATGTAATTATCACCTTTAGGGTTATCGGAATTATATACCCAACCGACAATTTGACCGGCTTTAGTTCTAGGAATACCAAGGCTATCGAGTACGTCATTTAAGAATAAATATCCATTGGCTCTAAGTTTATCGTTAGCATACTGTTGCTGAGCTAGGAGAAACATTCGATTATAACTTCCGTCTTTTTCCCAATAAGGACTGGATTCGTCAAAGAAGAAAGTATAATCACTCAATGAGTCTCTTTCCACAACGTTGACGGTCTCTTTTACTTTCTTTTCCTTACCGTCTTCATCGACGACGGTCTTTTCGATCTTCTTTGCCTTGATGCCGTACCTCAGTTCGCGGTCGACTTCTTCGCCAAAACACTCTACAACTCGATTTCTATACTGTTTGAAACCTTTATCGACCGTAGCATATGCGGCTGCGAGAGCTACATTTCTTTTACGAAGAATATTATTCGATGCTAAAATGCTACTTAGGGATAGAGCACCAAGAAGTACTGCGGGGGCATAAAGTTTGGCAAGCTTAACACCGGTCTGAATATAAACGATAGTCAAGTCTTTCTTAACGTCTTCGGGGGTATATTCCTCTGCGAATTTTTCATTGGCCGCACATTTATGAATAGCGTCGATATCTTCTTTAGCTTTTTCTAAAATATCATTCGCTTTAGTAGTAGCTTTACAAGCCATGACCGCACTTACAACGGTTCCGACTACCCCGGCTACTACAAGGATCTCGGGGCTATATTTTTTGAGTTTAAAACCAATCTTATTAACAGTTGTCATAAATTCTATTTTTTTCATATTATCCTCTCCTTTTCTTATCATTAAATGCAATCTCTGCACCACAGGCTGCATAACCAGCTAAATCTACAAAGCTGTCTTCAGTTGCAGTCCCAGTTTTAATCCTAGCTATTTTTAGTAATGCCATCATCATGGCAACATCGGTTGCTGTAAATTCAGTATTTTTATACGCCGACCATAAAGCGGCTATCGACCGAAAGTTATCTACGGGTGAGCCATATTCATTCTCACGTTGACCGCATACACATTGTTTAGCTCTATCTAGAGTTTCTGCTCTTGTCATTTTATCTCTCTCCTCATTCAAATATTCGTATTTTCCAACTTTTCAATTAGATTCATGATGATATTAATTTCTTTTTATGATGCTCAACAAGTTTTTCGAGTGACTCTTTTAATTGATTAATTGTTTTTGATTTATCAACCATAAATATAACTCCTTTCCTCCTAATTTAGTGGAAGCGCTTTTGGTAGTTTAATCATGTAGCCATCTCGTACTCTAATTACAGATGCACTCCTAATATCAGTCCATCCGTATTTGTTGTCTGTATAATTACCAGTGATGCCAACTAGATCATATAAGTCGGCAACGCTAACTAAACCATAAGTAGAAATCAACTCGTCCATTCTTGACAGAACTTCTTCTGCTTCTCCTCGATTATCTAAAATAATATCATCATAATTATAACCGGTTTTCGTATGAACCGTGCTATAATCCCTTCGACCATTTCTTTCATCGTAATAACTCCTGTAAGATACCTTAGAGGCAGTGGAATTACTCTTTGTCTTACCTGTTTCTCCGTAAAGTAGCATATCAATACCGTTTGTCACGATATCCGAAATGGCTTTTTTAATTGCGGGGACCAATACCTCTAGCAAAATATAAGATTTTACGTTATTGACGTCCTCTGAGACGAATACATCCGTAAACTTCCGAATATCGCTTTTTTTCTTAGATTTCGCCGTCCCAGCAATTACTTTTTCTACCTTTTTCTCTGGTACAGACCCCTTTTGATCTTCCTTAAATTTATGGGAGTTTGGCTTGTATTCCTCCATTACGTTTACTCCTTTCATTTCAAAAATAAAAAAGCGAAAGCACCCTGTTAAAGGTGCTCTCCCTTAAAGAAGTCTATTTCCTATTCAGTTGTTTTTTCGTCGAATTCCTCGAACTCATCGTCTTCGAGGACACTATATTCCCCGTAGATCTCTTGCTGAGCTTTTTTGGCTTTAATTTTAGCCACAATCGGTTTAACCACATACTTATAAGCAATTAAGCTTCCAAGTGCGGCCAATCCGATACCGGCTGCAATCTTAAAACCTTTACCAGCTTCAGAAGTAACAATCTCCGTTGCCTCCATAACCTCTTCATTTACCATGATTTCGTTGTTATCCATCGTTATCTCTCCTTTCAAAATATGGCTTCTTTCCATTAAAGGCTTTGTTTTTTTCGCGTATTCACTATTACTAGCGATAGTCATACCTAGGGGTAACTTGATAATCAATAACAAGGCATGGATTTCCATCGTCCGATAACTGTGAACTAAAATTTAATTCAATATAGCCACGATCGATATTCCATCCAAGATCATCACCAATACTTGTAGGATTAAGTCCAATTTCATAATAGAACTCGTTAAGTGAAATATACATTTCGTCTCTCATTCTTCTATTAAGTTCGTTCTCTACCTTTTTTAATTTGTCGATATCTGATTTAAAATATCGACCTGAAATCGAATCATAACAGAGGGTATTACCTTTTTCGGTGATAATAACCTCTTTACTACTAACTGGATCTCGGTCAATCTTGTCTTTGGCGATGGCGTCTCTAACTGTCTGTTCTTTTTTCTTACCAATGGTTTCAATTACTTTTTCCTGGTACTCTTTGAGAGCTGATTCCGATAAAGTATAAGCAGTGGCCAATGCGGCATTACGGCGAGCGTTTACAGAATTTGCTCCGACCAGACAAAATATCGATAAACATCCAGTTATTGCGGCCGGAATATAACAAGTCCATGCTGCTTTGATAGTCTCGACTGGTGTGAGCTTCTCGGTGTCATTTTCAATCTTCTTATCCTCGATTAGGGCTAGAGCTTTTGGTGTTGCTCTAACCGCCATTACGGTTGTGGTAATCATTCCAGCGATTCCAATACCGGTTAATATCTCAGGACTTCGCTTACTAATTACCGTCCGTACATTTTTGACAATGTTAGATAGGTTTAATTTACCCATATTTTTTCTCCTTTCGATTTATAAAAATAACAGAATGATATCACCTGCAACGTTCTTGGCGATGGTGAATATATGTTCGTGTTTCTCGCTACAACCGTTGCGTATATAACGCTCCATATCGTCCATAAACCCTTCAATGATATCAACTGGTAGTACAGGTTCTCGTAAAGACCCAGTTATATGAGAAGGAAGACGTTCGGCCTCGGTGTTCAGACGATCTATGATTTCATAAGCCGCCCATCTCGCATAACTAAGATCTTCAAAGTATTCCTTTGATTCTTTCGGATTAACTTGTCCGAGATAATCAGTAGCACATAAATGCTCGTCTACGTACTTGCTAATTATTGATATTGCTATATCGCACATTTCCTGATTACGGATTCTGACCGCCTCCTTCCTTTCTAACAAAGAAAAAGAGTCCTTGTTAGGACTCCCTCTCATTTATTTTGGTAAGTGCTTCAATTACTTTTCGCTCAATCTTTTCGTTCGTTTTCTTATCGTTAACCCAATCGGTTATGAGTGTTGCTCCCATTCCGATTGCAGTTGCCGCAATACCGAGAATTTTAATTAGTTTACTGTTCATAAAGCAATTACCTCCTTTCATAATAGTGGTTGTAATTTATGCGTATTAAGTTTCAAAACTAAATTTGTTTGGATTCCTAAGAGCGGATATAACACAACATTCCAGACCGTCATCCAGTACGGTATGTCTATTGTCGAAATCAAGCCACGTGATTCCGTCTTCTATAAACTCATCTATACTCCAGCCAATATCATCGCCGTTCTCAATTTTGTCAATCCCGAGGAACTCGTAGAATTCGTTTATACTGACATTACCTCTAAGTTGAAGATTACGATTAATATGATACTGGGCATTTAATACAGCGGCCATTGTTGATGTAAAATATCTTTTAGAGAACAAATCGTAACACAAGATTCTTTCGCTTTCTAGGTCCATATCAGCAGAGTACACATGATATCCGTCCGCTGAAACGTATGTATCCTTTGCCATCTGAGCTTTAATCTTCGAATCAGCATCTTCGCCATAAACGGCTTTTGCAGCCTTTCTATACTGCTGATAAGATTCGCTTAATAAAGCATAAGCACTCGCTAACGATGCCTGATTGCGTTTGTTAAGTACGTTCGCTCCAAATATACAAGCGATTGTGGATAGACCTACTAAAGCGGCTGGAATATAACATTTCCAACACGATTGAACGACCTCGAGTTTTGTGGGGCCGTAGTAGTTTCCTTCATGATCAATTCCTTCACGAGCTCGAATAATATCCACGGCTTTTGGAGTAGCTTTAACGGCCAACACAGAAGTGGCTACCACACCTATCGAGCCAAGACAAGTCAGTATGGCGGGTGATGATCGTTTCAAATATCCTTTCATAATTTTCTCCTTTCAAAATATAAGAGCCTTTGCGGCTCAAAAATAAAAAAGGGCTGTAGGGAGCATCGAACTTCTACAGCGGCGGAATCACTTAAGATTCTACATTCGTGTCACACCACTTCCTTTCATAATAGCGGTTGTAAATTTCGCGTGAAAAAAAAAAGAAAGAGCCTAAGCTCAATCTTTTTATAGGCTGATTCATCGCAACCTATATCACCCCAAAATATTCCAACAAAATTCCATATATTGTCAATTTTAAAACTAACATATTCAGATATTCGAAAACTCCATAGATCGTATCTGATTGTTTTGATAATTTATTCATATTTTTTTCTCCTTTCAAAATATAAGAGCCTTTGCGGCTCAAAAATAAAAATTAGAAAAAATTAGAGATATAATTTACTATAATATTCAACTGAATCGTGACCTGGTAGAGACACGGTCACTTTACATACCAGTCCCTCGTTAGTGCACCTCGTAACCTGAAGATAATGATGTCCGTCATCTTCTTCAGATTCTCTAATGTTTTCAAACTTGGCTGGTGAATTTATGAATGCCTCTTTCCAGATTTCTTCTAAATACATAAAAATCATCTCCTTTCATAATAGTCCTTGTGTATTTCGCGTAAAAAAAGAAAGAGCCTTTGTATAGGCTCTAGAAGTTTTAGAGAATCAGTACAGGATTCGAACCTGTATCAACACTACATTAGCGTGTTGCTCTACCATTGAGCTAACTGTTTCTCCATAATATAACTTGTAAATTTCGCGTAAAAAAAAGAGGTGGTGTAGGACCAATCTAAACACACCTATGCTACCTTGGAGTCGAACCAAGTACTTCGTATAAACACGACGTTTTTCCCTAGTTGTAGTCCCTTGTCTAACTTAAACTAGTAGCCTTCTCTTTCATAATATAAGTTGTAAATTTCGCGTAAAAAGAAAGAGTCCTTGTTGGGACTCGTCCTTCTATTCCTTCTCAATTCGAAGGGACATATGTTCACATTTAATGTTTATCTTAATTTTGTGTTCCTGGTTTTCTATCGTCATAGGAAATTCGACATCTGTATCTACGTTCCTTGCTTCATATAAAATACCTTTCTTCAAAATAGCCGATATAACCATATCAGTGATTTTCATAACATTACCTCCTATAAATTGTTTTCATAATAGGAGATGTGAATCTCGCGCTCAAATATCCCGTCTATCAAAAACCGTTTCCCATCGTTTACGAGGAAACGGAGAAAAAACGAAGAGACCGTGTATTATATACGATCTCCTCGCTTTGGAACTATCAAAACTATTTTTTAGTAGGTCTAAAACGATTGAACAATCCTCTAAATGTCGTCGAGGTAAAAGTTCCAGTCTCTTCAAATTTAAATCCCTTACGCATCCAGATTCCGTAGAATATCAACGGTAATATAATACTTGTCATTTCTATTCCTAGTCTAAAATATCGATCTTTGACTTGTTCTTCTAACTGATACTTCTTAAATTGTATATCACTTTCGTTTCTAGTCTCCTCGATTCTCAATTTGTGAATCTTAGCCAAGTCTTCAATAGCTGTTGATTTTTCTTTACTTCCTGCTTCCAAGAAAGATAAGTTTCGAATTTCTGTCTTAATCACCTCTCCTAACAAATCGCTGATGCTTTCATCCATCGTTATCTTCTCCTTTCAATAAATGATTTAATTAGTTCCATAAGAGGGGGTGTTATTCGTGCGGAATGAAGTTTTTAAGACTTACTTTAAACGTCACGTATTTCTTTCGATATATATCTCCAATGTCTTTTGACAGTTCCAAAAACAAATATGGACCATCGTCCGGATCCGACGTATCAACTCTAAGGGAACCGACCGATTTAGTACGAGTAGCTACGGTCGTACAAACAATACCCACTAAAATACCAATTCCAAATATAACAAATAGCTCCATAAAGAATCCTCCTTTAAAAAGTTTTTCAGAAAACCCAACCCGGGAATTTTTTCACTTAGAAAAAATAAAATAATATGTAGGAATAAGGGCATAGGAGTAGTGTAGGAATAATGTATGAGTTATATATATATTCCCGTTTTTTACTACTCCTATTCCTACGCTGTTTTACAACTATCCGCTTGATTTGATTGGTTTAATATTTAGTTTCTGGAGATTGGTAGTGCCTGATTACGTATTGGGAGCTTATCTACCTCTTGCATAATGCGTTTAGCGGCTCCGTTACCTCCCATTTTGAAGTATGGTTTATATAAGTAATCATTAAGATTCTCATATTCATCCTGGGTAATCCATCCTCGTTCAATATAACAAAGACCGAGATAAATAATTCTATCGTGACCCAGTCCTATGAGCATTTCTGTTTTAACATCTTTTTTTTCAAGATTTTTCTGTAAATATGCCCAAAAACCTGAAGATGCGATTACCGAACAGGCAATGGTAATAATCATTTGAATCCATAGTTCCATAAGAATTTCTCCCCTCGTGTTATACTAGTTCTAATCTACTCATCAAATTTCACATAAGCCGCTTTTTTCGTATTATTATAGATACCAGTATCTGAAATTACATATCCTGTAGCATCGTACATTTGATAAGGAACAATTGTACATGTTGCTTGTGCTGAGCTACTTAATGTTAATGTTAACATTTTGAACGGTGTTAAAAAGAAAGAGGGAAATATATCAGTCATCAAAGTTGTCATTGATGTTATTGTTGTTCCTGATACGGTTACTTTCATTACACCAACAGCATTTTGGACGCCGATTATTTCAGTATCAGAAAACCTGAATTTACTTATAAATGGATAGGCAGCGTTAGTTGTAACAACTGAATTAGCGGAAGTATCTACCGTTAAATCAGTCACAGTCAATATTTTTAATTCAAAATAAGTTGTACCTTTATAAGAAGCTAACACTCTATCTGAATCTAATGCATATAATGAAATACTACTACCAGCAGAACTAATCTGAACAGCCGTTCCTTTTGTTATAGTTGTTCCAGATACACTAAATGGTAATACATATGATTGATCATAATCGTAAGCAAATAAAACCCTTGAATTATCAAGTTTAATTAAATCTCTACCATATGCACTATTGGTCAATGGCACCCAAGATACTATCATTCCTTTTGTTATTGTTGAACCAGATATGGTTAAAACTTGTGCGTATGAAGAATTATGAGAACTACTAGAAGAACCAACCACAAATATTTTATTATCTTCTAATAATACAGCTTTAAGCATACGCTGAGTACTTGTTAATATAGTAACTGCTGTTTCAGCAACAATTGTATTATTATCTGTTATTGTTATAATTTGTGCATAAGATGATGCATTACTAACTGAATATAATATAACGTATTTGTTATAAGCTATTTTTACTATTGCTATACTGTTTATTGCATTATTTGATAATACAAGAGCATTTGAATCTGCTGTAATATCGGAATCTGTAACAGAAAATGTTGCGACTACTGGATAACCTGTACTATAATTATTATAAGCAACTAATACTTTATTTCCATCTAATGGTACAGAAACACTATATACTGGACTAGTAGTTCGCATTCCTAAAGATATATTTGTCACAGGTGTAAGTTTAGACGGTAATTTATATAATTTATCTTGATATATTGATACTAAATTTCCAGTGAGTAAATCTTCACCAGCCTCGGTTAAAATAGAAGACGTACTTGAAATTTTACTCTCCAGTTCGATAATATTAGACTCCATATCAATCATCCTCCCATTCATTGTTTCAATTTCCGAATTCAAATCAACTATGGCATCTGCATTTTCATTTATTAGATTTAACAAGTTTCCAACTATATCTCCATCAAGAGTGTTTTTAATACCGTCAAACCAAGACTGAAATGTGCTATTTAAATTATCAATCAACGTATCAACATCTTCAATCTTTTGATTAAACCAATCGTCAAATTCAGCATTCCATTGAAGAAGTAAATCGTCTATATCAACTGTCTCAAGAATACCAGTAACAAATGGACAATCAGACGTACCAACTCTGTTTGTAATATTAGCCTGAGTAATGGAAGTAACTCCATGTTCAACATAAATATCACATAATGGATATTGATGTACATAATCGTCATTTATAAGTTCTGGTTTAACTGGGTTGCTAGATGGAGTACCTTTTATAACCTTTATGGAATTGGCTCTTATTTCATCAGAATGATTAATTTCCAATACAACAGTATCAATTCTGTTTAGAATTAATTCTGAAACTGGAATATCAATTATTAATTCTGAATCGTTATTTGTCCAAGTATGATTAAACCACGCACGCCCAGTACCAACTTTTACCTGCATCCCAGAAACTTCGGATACTATAAAACAGTCTCCAATAGACATAAATATACCATCTCTAATAATACCATCAAATAATGATGACATTTGAAGAGCATTATATTTTCTATCTCCGTCTATAGAATTGTAGAAACCAAACGTTAAACTCACGATGCCACCTCCTATAATAATTTAAAGCTTGGATAGATCTCCACACCTGATAAATCTTCAGAATATATAATCTCAGTTATTTTGGCCTTAGCCTCTATACCATAATTACTAACGAGTTGAACAATATCTCCAAGAAAGAAATCTTCTCCATATTTAAAAATATAGGAAGAATCTATCTGCCCATCAAATACCGTTTCGATTCCGGTTTCCGCTAAATGTTCTTGACCTCGCTGATATAATTGAGCTAGATATGCTTCATTTGATAGGGTTTCACTTTCTGTTTCTTGAGAAAGATCCCTAGCGTCAGTATATAATTCTCGTCTAGATAAACCAGTTTCATTCCCAACTATTGTTGTTTTTCTTTCCAAACCTTCACCTTCCCCTGCAACTAAAGTCACGTTTTTAAAATTCTTTTGAGATTCAGAATAACTCGTATTTATAATGTTTTCAAATTTCTGCGAAAATATAACATAGGGATTCTCAGTTTGATCGTATGAGCGATTTTTACCAGTATATAATTTAAATATAAAATGACTCATATCATCTGATAAAGTAACTTTGAATCCTATATTATTAACAACACAAAGATTACGAATTGTTTCAAACAGATTGGTATAAGTGAATTGAGCATCGATGGTTAAAGCTGTAATTACCGGATCATCAGACGCTTCAAATATAAAATTTGGAATTATTCTTTCTGGTATCTCGGGTGAAATCACATTTTCATTAAGAAGTCGTTCTATTCCGTCCTGTAAAGAACCAGTTAAAATAGTCTGCTTCCAGACAATTCGTCTGTCTAATATAGATTCAACAGATCGACCAGAAAATGTGATTTTTCCGCCATCTTCAATATCATCTGATATTTTACAGTCCTCTATAATCATAAGATGATCGGAATCTCTTAAATATAAATAATAGTTTGATTTTAAATTCTGGACAACGAATTCTGATGGACTCGTATATATTTCAAATTCACCACAATCATCAAATCTATCAATCCAAATAAGAGATTCGAACTGATCTAAAATATCAATTGGATTTAAGTTTGTATCTAATATTAACAATTCCATAATTACACCCCATCATATACTATTCTGTTTTCTATTCTGAATTGTAATTTAGTTCCGCCCTCATCCGCTGTAAATGAGAATACATTATCACCTTGGCTTATTTGAAACCAATCAGAATTTTTCTCCAAACAATTAAGTATGTTAATATATTCGCCATCCCTTAAAAGGCGAATATACTTTTGTCCTCTAACTGTCGATATTATTATATCATCTCCAGCTATTATACCATGACCAGTGATAGCTTCTAGTTTGGTTGTATCAATCCTCATAACTTCTCTAGTTAAAGAATTTGTTATAATTGGATTTACAACATCACCTAAAGCATGAATATAAATAACAATACCAACGTCAGCGTCTCCATCATACCATACGGTTTGTTCCTGATTAACCAGTATACGCCCCATTTCAAGAAGATTCTCAGTAAGAGATTCGTTTGAGAATGGAAATTCAAATACTGGCTCTAAACCTGAAAAATATGTAATAGCAGTTTTGGTGCTATAGAAGTATGGATCTGGACAAACAATACTAATCTGAGTACTTTCTCTTTCTGAGAATATGTTTGGTTCATTTGATTCAACATTACCATAAATCTCACAGCGTCTTGAATCCGTTTCAAATAAGAGTTTAACTTGTTTCTTAATTGGAAAATATTTGTAAGACATTAATCTTACGGATTCAATATCTACTCCAAGAAAACCCAAATTCAAAACAATATTTCTAGAATTCAATCTTGCAGAATTAAACTTGGATCCATCAGATGTGGCTAATTCCGACATGTTAATATTAGCATGTGCTGGTCCAAGCCCATCAATGCTCGAAATGAAAAACCCCGATTTCTCGGGGAATCTCATTTCAAGTTTAATTGATTTACCAAGGTGATTAGTAACCGTAACAGATTTTATCATTTACCAATCACTCCTTTTAATAAATTGATTTGATTCTTAGTTTGCCGATAAATTTCGAGTCTCGACAGTGCTTTAGGCGAATAGTTGTTTTGCGTGAACTGAATTGTATTTCCGGAAGAAGTTATCACTCCATTTTGAATTTCTTCATTAGCTACTCGGTTCATACCAGAACTGATAGACATTGCTTGTGTTCTACTAAACAACGCATTCAGTCGGCTTGTGCCAGACTCAACATCGGACAAATCTAATACCGGTCTTATAGTCGGCTGTGTATCAATATCATTTTCTATTACATCTGTGATGTTAGAAATCGCCTCACTCAAACCGTTTTTAGCCGATTTAGCTATTTCGGAACCAGCTTGATAAGATTTAGAGACATAGGTAGATAGAGCATTTACAAAACCTAATCCAAAATAATTACCGATTCCAAATCCAACCTTTGAAGGAGAATGAATATCGAGTTCTTTCTCGGCTGCTCTCGCTGCCGCAGAAGCCATGGCTCTAGCTCTAGCCTCTGCAAGATAAGTATTATTGGTGATGCCAGCTGCAAATCCTTCAACAAGATACTTACCGGTATTATAGAAATCGTTGTACTTGTTTTTGATTGCTGTTAGTGTTCCACTGACGATTTGTATAAAAGTGTTTGATACAGATGAATCTTTTGTCTTATTACCAGCGATAAATTGCATCATCACAGCTTGACCAGTGCTTTCGAATTCGTAATACTTGTTCTTGATTGCCGTTAAACAACCATTTACGATATTTGTTACTGCATCTTTAGAGTTGGTATCTTGAGTCTTTATACCACTAATGAATGCTGTCATAACTGATTCGCCAGCTTCAGTAAACTGTGGAATTGAGGATCTTATTTCTGCCAACACTCCAGATGACATATCATTAACTGATGAAGTGACCGATGTTTGTTCGCCTGTTATACCCTTTGCAAAGCCCTCACTTGCATACACACCAAGAGCCTTAAATTCTTTAGAAGGCGAATGAATGCCAAGGAAACTTTTTAATCCGTTTAAAGCATTTTTACCAAGATTTTTAACAGAATCGACCACCTTTTTAATTCCGGCAGTTAAACCGCCAACAAGCCCTTCAATCATGGCTCCTGCTAAATTACCCATCGCTTCCCCTAGAGCAGGGGTGTTTTCCCGTATAGCATCAGCTAATCCATTGATAAAATTAATTATCATCTTAAATCCTGCATCAATAATTCTCGGTGTTTCCTCTCCTATTGCTTTCAGGAACGCAACGACGACATCTACTGCGGATTGAACCACTCCAGGAATACCTTCAGCTATACCTCGTAGAAATTCGGAAATAAGTTTTAAAGCAACTACTACCACGTCTTGAATGTGCGCAGCTATACCTTCAAGAATACCTATAAGAAGACGCATACCAGCATCCACCATTTGCGGAACAGCGTTAGCTAATTGCTCAAGTAAAGTTACAAGAAACGTTAATAGTGCTTCAACAACAGGTGGAGTAATCTCAATAAGAATTTGAATGAGCGCAAGTGCAATCTGTCTAACGGCCTCCATGATAGCGGGTAGACCATTTGTTATGACACCAGCAAAGGCTATAATTCCTTCACCAATCTTTTCAAGAACCATAGGAATTAGACTTATTAAGCTTGTTACAACAACGACTAATGCTGCTGCTCCAGCAGTACCAGAAACTGCAAGAGCCGTAAGACCAGCTGAAAACATAAGAAGACCTGCACCTATAGCCACAACCCCTACACCGAGTAAAGCAATTGCAGCCGCAAGTCCTAATATAATAGGAGTTAATGGAGCCAATAGTAATCCGGCTGCACCGACTACGCCAAAGACTCCGACAAGTGCTAATAATGATTTTCCTATTTCAACAAGATCCATTTGACCAAGGTTTTCAAGCGCTGGTGTTAGAATTCTGATAGCAGCGGCCATAACTAACATAGCAGCTGCTCCAGCTAATCCACCAGTCATAGCATTTACTGCTACAATTAAAACTAAAAGAGATCCGCCTAACATAACCAATCCTTTGGCTATTTCATCCCAAGACATTCCGGACATTTCTTTAAGAGGACCAATCATGATTTGAAGAGCTGCAGCTACACCGATTAAACCCAACGCTTTGTTAATCATACCCTTAGGCATTAAGTTCATAGCGACTGTTATAGCAGTTAAAGCTCCGGCCATTGCAACTAGACCTCTAGCTATTTCATCCCATTGCATATCGCCAAATTTAGACATGGCTTCGGCAATGATTAGTAACGCAGCACCCATGACAACCATTCCAGTTGCTTTGTTAATCATACCCTTAGGCATTAAGTTCATAGCGACTGTTATAGCAGTTAAAGCTCCGGCCATTGTTATAAGTCCTCTGGCAATCTCTCCCCAAGATAATTGACCCATCTTTTCAACTGCTTCTGCAAATATAAGCATCGCAGCACCAAGGGCTATCATACCTATGCCCGTTGAGATCATGTGTTTTGGATCGCCCATAAGACGTGTAACTGCGACTACTTCAGCAAGAATAACTGTAAGTCCAGTTAGACCCTTAGCTAATTCATCCCAACTAAGTGCAGATATTGATTCGACTGCTTTTGACATAATCAAAATTGCAGCCGCAAAAGCAATTAATCCAGTAGAGCCTTTTATGAGTTTTCCAGAACTCTTATTCAACATATTAGCCGAAATTACTAATGTAGCAGCAAGGGCCGCAACTCCAAGTATTCCCTTATTAAAGTCTTCCTGATTAAGTTCGGCAAGATTCTTCATGGCACTCGAGAGAATGAGAATTGCTGTAGCCATGGCAACCAACTGACCCGAAATCTTAGCCATTTTGACGTTACCCAACGTTTTACCGAGAACAATCATCGAAGCCGATAATTCGACGAATAGGGCACTAATAGCAACTAGGGAAGTAGTAAGTTTATCGCTTGGGATCATTGATAACGCAACAAGGGCAGCTGCCAAGATACCGATAGCTGTTGCGATAGTTAACAAGGTTTTAGCTTTTAGACTACTTTGATAAGCTTCCAATGAACCGCGGACACCGTCGAGTATTCCAGTTATACCATCAAGGAAACCTCCGGCTCCTGATGTTATTTCTGTTAACGAATTGATAAACTTCTTGATTCCATAGAGAATAGCACCAAAAAGACCAGCATTAATAAGGTCGAGAATCTCGTTGAACTCCATATTTTCGACAGTATAACTTACCTTATCAGCGAGAGCACCTAATCCTTTTCCAATAATACTTCCAAGTTTAGCGACAATTGGAGCTGCCCATTCCAGAACTTTTACGATTGCTTCAAACGCTGCTCCAAATATCTGCCCTAAACGAGTAAACGGACGTAATCTTTTTTCTGCCTTCTCCGAAAACTCATCCAAAGGTCCCATATCGATAGACTTGAAACCTTGAAATGCTGATCCTATTCTTGAGATAGCATCTTTAATTTTATCAGCTACAGTTGTAAAGATTTCTTGGATTTTCTCAAAAGCCTTACCAAATATATTTCCTGCTTCGGCAGTATCATGCAGTTTTACAAGTAAATCACCAAACCTTGCAGTTAGTTCTAAAATACCCCCAGCTGTTGGTCCTCCAAATAAGTTAAAGACTTGACCCGCCACTTTAAAGACAAATAAGAAAGCGTCTTTAACCATGTCGAGAACTGCGAATAAACCCTTGAATGTTCGCTTGATTTTATCAGCGGTATCGTCTCCGATTTGCAATTTCTCTGTGAAACTTTTTAATCCTTCGGTTAATGCATATAGTCTCTCACTCGTCATCGCTGGGAAGATATCCCTAAAGGCTTCTTTGATTGGGGTAATTATTTTTCCTAAGGCTTCGAACGCATTTGAGAACGATTCAATCAAAGCGGTTCGTCCACCAAGTTCTTTCCATCCCTCTAACATCTCATTACGTGCTTCTGCACCACTGGCGAAAACATCCCATAAAGCATTGGTGACGTCTGTCCAAAGCACGGTTGCTTCTTCGATGTTACCAAATATAATCTCCATGGTTTTCATCCAGCCGGTGCTCACTGCGTCTTTTGTGGCGTCAATTGCCTCGGTGAATGTTTTTGCTTGCTGGGCTGCCTTAAATGCTTTTTCAGCAACATCCGAGTATTGTCCGGATAAAGCCTCCATCGCTTCAGAGGCTGTATCATATTCTCCGGATTGAACAAGTTTATATGCTTCTTCAGAGAGCTCTGAGAATTTTCCAAATGCCGCTTCCATAACTGAAGTATCGGCCCATTTATCTTTCAGAGTGCTACCAAAGTTACTTATTGTAACTTCTCCTTCTGCAATCTTCCCCATGGCGACGCCAGTATCAATAAATATCTGTTTAAGTTCTTTTGAGGCAATGCCAGCAAGTTCTAAGCTTTTCCAGTCAATGTATTGAAGACTTCCCATACCATATGACTGGTTTAAATTATACATTGCTCTACTAAATTCAGCAGCGCCTTTACCAGCGTATGCCGTAGCATTCGCTACACCTGTAATCAAGGGGAGAAGTTTTTCAATATCTCCGCCAGAAGAAGTCATCTGGGCAAGAGCCGCTGTCATATCGGTAAATCCATAACTTGTTTCATCCGAGAACCACATAAGCTTATCGAGATAACCGTTTACTTCGTCAATCGATTTACCTGTTGCGTTCATGATGGTTTTGACGGATGCTGTTTTCTGTTCGTATTTAGTCCAACCTGCGGTCACCTGGTCAATACTTAGTGATTTTACTAACTGTTTGCCGGTATTAATTGCTGAGTTGGTAATATTGGCGAGGGCTGTTACCGCCATGACTTCTAAAGCAGAGAATTTAGCATGTACAGTCTGAACGGCATTACTAAGTCCTGACATGTTGACGTTTTTAGCGGCAGTACTTACGTTTTCTAAGCCTTTTGAGGCTCCGGTAAAATTCAAACTTTGCTTAAGTTTATCAAGAGTTGACATTGAAGTTTTGACGTTTGATTCAAACTGTCTATTGTCGAATTGCATTTCAACAACTCTTGAATCTATTGTTCTACTCATAGCTTAGTAACCTCCCTCCATGCTTCATTTACGATTTTGTCAAAAATAGGCTGAATAGCGGTATTGATGTAATCTCTCCCCTGTACCCAGCCGCCGTTTCGAGTCCCGTGTCCATACTGTAGAATTATGGCTATTGGAACTCCATTTTGAATGTTTGAGTTATAAAAAGTAATCTTTATCAATCCTTGTTTGTTGGTTATTTTATAACTCCACGAACTGGCCGTTTCTCCAGAGTCAATAGGGGTTGCAGACGCAAGGGCGGCTACTCCCTCCCGACCGTACTTGTCGAGATCTCCAAGACGTACAACCTCTTCGGCTTTCTCCAAGAAACGTGTCAGTTTAGAGAAATCACCCTTTTGTCTGAACTTTATCATACAAAATTCTCCTTTTATAGAAGTTCGTTTACTCTCTTCTGCACGGCTGAATAATCATAGCCAGCTTTAGTGATGCGGTCCTTTCGGTCCTGACCGTTACCCCATAAACCCTGAATGACTTCGCGGGCGATTTCATCTATGCTTTTCTTCGAAGATGTGATCACTGCTGTTCCACTTTTCGTGGTAATGTAAGTATCAAAACCGGCAGCTTTAAGTTTAGCGGCCATAGCATCTGCGTTAGATTTATTACTAAAGGCACCTACTTGAATCTTGTAGAGGTTATCTACTTTTACCATATAAGTATCAAATCCAGCGGCTTTGACTTTGGCCAACATAGCGTCGGCATTTGCTTTATTACTAAATGCCCCTGTCTGAACTCTATATAAAATTTCGGGGTTAACATTAGAGGAGCCGCTATTTAGCTTTGCGTTTACTTCGGATGCAATTTGTCCTAGACGATTATAAATGTAATCACCAGGACAAGACTTATTAGCAAACCATCGATGAACAGTCATGTTCTGTTTATCTGGCTGGCCAATTAAAGATTTATCAGCTTTCCACTTAAGTTCTGGAATACCATTTCGTTTGCAAATATCGACTAACAGTTCTATTAAAGCCTTATAAACTTTATCATTGATAGCATAAGGGTGAGTTTTATCACTGGCACACTCTATGGTAATTGCTCTATTATCGTTCGAACTGCTAGAAGAACACCAAGACCGATCTTTTTCTTCACAATACATACCAATCCGACCGTCTACACCGATACCATAATTAGAAGATGCCTTACGAGAAACAGATGTAAAAATATCGCCAAGAGTCTCCACTGAGCATTGACCGACAACGCAATGAATTGTAATGGTGTCAATTTTATGGTTCCTTGGGCTGGTCTTGTTTGGGCTAATTTTGGTATAACTAACTAAAGGGCTATTACTCATGATTATTCCTCCTTTTCCTGTTTCCGCTCGTCCCATAGTTCAACGGCTGGTATCGTAATTTGAAGCATTCCTCAATCCTCCTTAACTTTGATGTTTTGAATCTGTTTAATCATTTGAACCACTTTGTCGTAACCAACCGTTGAAATTAAGAAACCAAGATACATAAGAATAACAATCTCGACTCCAACCTTCAAAGAAAAGACAATGTCGTTCATGATGATATAGATGACACAAACAGCACAAGCGATTATAACTGAAGAAACAGCGGCCAAAACATTTGAAGAATATTTAACAGTTGTCCCGTCAAGAAGTTTCTTGATTCCTTCGACCGTTAGATTTGTTACAACAGAAACAATTAAAAGTGCTGTAGTTAAAAAATAAATAGGCATGGTAAAACCTCCTTTATTCAACTGACTCGTCTTCTTCAGACGAACAGTTTTGTTCGGGTTTTTTATTTAATCTCTTTTCACGTTCTTCAAAGAATGTTTCGAAAAGAGCTTTTAAGAAATATCCAAGCATTACTCCGATAATGGTATTAGCGATGGTGCTAGAAAGTGATTCTGCAATTTGCTCTTTACCCATAAAAGCAAGTATGTATGATAGCTGTAAATCTATTAATGAGATAATAAGAATTACTGCAACTGCCTTTTTTGTAAAGGTTGTAAGCCACGCGTTATAGTGTTTTTGTGGTTTGTTATTCATCGACTCACCCCTTTGTATTTAATTGTTTTCTACGAGCAGCGTTCAAAGCAGCATTACGACTCATAATTTCTTTTTTACTTCTTTTTTTAGGAGGCTGATTTTTAATATTACAAACCTTAATTAAAGTAAGAAGACGGTTAAGATGCCATTTTTGGCATTCAAATGGTATATTTAAAGCAATCATCCAATAATAAATAAGCTCAGCTGTAATTTGCTCTCTATTGGTTTTACTGTTTTTTTCATCCGAAAAATAAGTTGCCGTCATCGGGGCTTCTATATATCGATTAATCTCGTTAATGTTTTCATTAGTGAGGTATCGGTAGATTTCTGGATCCACGTTTTGTGTGATTGTCATAAATTTTATGTAATCCAAAGTTTCTTCGAATGTTTTTTCCTGTTTTGTTAGAAATGGTTTACACCATCTGGATTCCCATTTTGAAAGAGAGACGAGGGAATGTTCCAAAGACAGCGTCTGTTCTTTTGTGGTAACGAATTCCTGTTTCCGCTCGTCCCATAGTTCAACGGCTGGTATCGTAATTTGAAGCATTCCTCAATCCTCCTTAACTTTTTTATTGTTGTGCAACCGGCGCTGCTATTTGAGTGGTATTCGCCGGAATAATCCCGTTCATAAACTTTGCTGCTGCATCTGCATTTGTCACTAATTCTATGAACAACTGAGAATAGGCTTCTGTCTGAGAAAAAGCAGCGGAAAGTTCTTCGGATTTAATAAACCTTTTTCCATCAGGAGACTTCTCACCGTAAGCCTTAAGAATGATTTCTTTAAAGGTCTTGATAATTTTTTCGCCGTCCTGAGCGGTGACAATCTTATTAAGCATTTGGGTCATACCACCCGCTATGCTTAATTCCATTTCTATAATTTCTGCCTTAGAAAGATTGAAGTAAAAATCCTCTGTTCTTTCGTTGCCGTCAAAATCTGTGTAAGTTATTGTTTTTTTTAACATGATAATTTTCTCCTTTCGAATAATAAAATTGGAGCTCCCATCATTTCGGAGAGCTCCGTTAAACATAAGAAATATGAGGATTAATTTGCGGTCATAAAGTTAATAACCGCAGCACTAAGCGCCTGACCATAAATATCAACAACTCCTCCAACCGTAACAAGGTATAAGGTGCTAACTGAAAGATTCCCAGTCGGCTCGAACGTCAATACTTTACCTGCCGTGTCCCAAGTCTTTGTTCCCGCAACAAGTGTTCCGTCGTATTTGGTGACAATGATCGACTCACGAGAAATCTTATTGTTAAAGGTTAGAACAATGTTAGAATCAACCGCAACATCTGCATCTTCATCTGCGGGGGAAATCTCGACTAAGGCGAGAGCACTCGGTGCGTCCGCCGCCAACAAAGCGGCTACTTCGTCAGGCAGAGGAAGTCTTGCTTCAGTTACCTCGCTACCATACAAAATTTCTTCCAAAGCAGCCAGTTTAGCAGCGTTGACCTTGGTAGAATCGATTGTGATGGAAGCGGTTGGTTTAAATCCTGTTACAGGAACAGGAGTTGTAGTGACTTCCCAAGAGAAAGTAATAGCTTCTGGACTATCGTTAATAGTAGAATAACCCCTTTCTGAAGGGGCAGCCAAAGCACCATAAATAAGATGTAGTTTGTATCCGTAGTCGTTGCCATCAGTATCGTTGCCAAGTATAGTCTTATAAGAGAGACCAAAGACCTTACGGTTCTGCTGTACGATCTTGACGCCAATAGCGATTACGGCAGAACCATCACATTGAGCAAATTCATCAGGATAGGTGTAAGCTTCGATAGTGGCACCGAACTCCTCGGCAGACATGAGATTAAGATACTTGATATTATCAGCATAAATAGGCGTCGGTTCAGCACCAGAAGGACTCTCGGTAACGGATATAAGACCATTCCAGGCAACACCCTTAGGATATGTGCCGCCTTCCCCCTGAGGATAAAGAACACCCTGACTTACACCGGTTTCGTAATAACGTTCACCGGTCTTGTCCCAAACAAGTTTTGACATATTTATGTCCTCCTTTTTTTTTAAAATTCTAGAATGAAAACGTCATGGTTGAGGTTATCCGATTCGAAATGTCTATTAAAACGACAGGATGGTAAAGAGGCAACTCTACCAACAATAGGACTATCTGGATCCTCATCGATGACTGTTATTAAATATTTTCTTTTAGACAAATATACCCTGTCATTGGCAAACGTGTTCTTGATGTCTTCGAGACCGTAAACAATGGCTGGGTAATTCATCTTTACTGACTCAGGGGGTTGAAAATATACATTTCGACTTCCGAGTAATTCCTCTAGCAAAGTCTGTAGTTCTAGCCTACTGGGCATGGTATACACCCCCTATAGTCAGTATTAGTCTTGGGTACTGAACTTCAACATTTGTGATCTTCCATTTAGCACCCATAAACTCAACGTATCGCATCGAATGAAAATTTTGATTGGCAAATGGATCGGATACAATGCTGATCTCATTTGCAACATTGATGTTGTCGTTGAGTTGATTGGCGGTTTGAAGCTTACGAGTATTTCGAATAAGATCTCCATAGTATGTTCTTTCGGTTATTTGCTCTTTCCATACACCGGGCTTCGTTTCCACCATTTCAGCATAACCAATTACTCCGTACCATTTCGCCATTTTGAATTCTCCTCCTTTGTTAATTAGCCCTTATCATCTTCAGTCACAAGTTCCAAAGCAATTGCAGAGTAAGGTTTAATCAAAGCACCAGAACAACGAGTCTCAATCAAGTACTTCTGAGCATTGTAATCGATGTCGAAGTCATCAAACATATTAACAGCTCCACCTTTGTCCGCACCGACGTTGTAATCGGTAAGATTTACGATAATTCCCATAAGCTCATAAGTAGTACCTCCATCGTTTCTTCTAAGATTCTCCATTACAGGAACTGTCACGATTTCCTTAACACGAAGAGCGGTAGCAAGCTTTGAAACGGAATCATAAATGATTCGACTGGTTGTATCTTCTATCAACAGACAATCGGTAAGAATATCTTCGGTAGTATACAGAGTAGGTTCGCCAGAACCCTTATAGTTCTTGCGGGATTTAATGGCTGCACGAATAAAAGCCTTAGCCTTATCGTTAGCTGTGGCATTAGCAGCAACAGTTACAGGAGCCTTAATTGTGTATAGATCAGCGTCGGTCCAGATAGGACGAATATTCTGTTCGTTAATCTTGTCGTCGGAAGAAGCCAAACGACCGTCCCCAACTAGAACAGCACGAGCGATCTCCTCATCCAGCAACACACGCATCTCAGATTTAAGCCAAGCCACAACATCGAAATCCACGATGTCAACAATGTCGTCGCGATCTAACTTCTGTTTCTTATAAATGGTGGTCGGAGTGGTAGTTCGTTTAAGCAGTGAGAATACTTCTTCTTTCTTTAGATTACCCTTGATGTAACCTTTAGCTCTGGCATCATCCTCTGTAATATCCGCGAAGATAGACTTAATTCTGGAGAACGGAGTGTTGTGTACAGATTTCATAACTTTCTGAACCCAACCCATATCCCTTTGGATAAACTGAGGGGTATCAGTAACATACTTAGCATCAGGGAACAGGAAATCGATGTTTTCGATACCATGAGCGAGAACGGCATCTCTAAGACTACCGTAACGCTTAACATCGGAGAAGATGGCCTCCACATCGGAATGACTAAGAACATCATTCTTAGCGTCTTCTTGGTCAAATACATTATGTTTCATAGTTTTATTTCCTCCTTCATCGTTATCATCTTCAGACTCTTCTTTTTGCTCAAGAGCCTGTCCAATCATAGCATATACTACCGTTTTCTGTTTTTCAGTAAGAGTGTTGAAAACGTCGGCAACGGTTTCCTCGTTTTTTTCTTTCTTTTCCACTTCCATGGTTTCTTCTTCCTCCTTCTTCTCATCTGAATGATACATTGAAATATTTTTACCAGTATAAATAATGGCTTCCTCGTCGAATGTCTCGCCGTGCCGAATAACAGTATCGATGAAAGCTCCTGGATTTGCACCGGCTAAAACAAGACTCACTTCGCGAATGGCTCCGTGAATAACATTGGAACCATTCTGTTTTAATTGATTGGCATAGATAGATAGAGCAGTTACATCGCCATGTTCAACGAGAAGTTTTGCATTTTTTCCAGATTCTGTTTCATTGAACTTACAATAGGCATAAACTCCTTCTTCACGATTCTCAAGCAGAGCATGCCCAAGAACGTTAAGAGTATCGTTGTGCTGGTGATTCCATACAAGAGGAACCGTCTGCCCGTCGTTATGCTTAAATGCGTCTTTCATGATAGTTCTTCCGTCAGAGCATTTAAGATTGTTACGGGTAGCCCAGCCGCAGAAATCAAACGTCTTCATTTTGAATTTTCCTCCCTTTCTTATTAGTCAGACCATTTGAACGTCCATTGTGTTACAGACTCAGCTGAGAATTTATAACCTTCATCCGGAGTAGCTGTAACTATTACTTTTACATTTTTTAGTATAGGGTCTTGTGGACCGGGTGGTAGCTGAAAGCCCTTTTTATTTTTATAAATTACTCCTTCTACATCCGGTATAGTTATCACTCCGGTTGTATCATTAAATGTCGGAGCAACGGTCGTTACTTCTATTCTTGTGTCGATTTCCCACACAAATACGGATTCTGGGTCAAATATATAACCTTCATCTGGTTTAGCCGTAATAGTAACACTTTCGACCCCAATTGCTAATGCTGTTTGATTGCCGGGAACCAGAGCGGTCTCTGAAGAATCCTTAAAGTACAACACTCCGTCTTGATCTGGTATAGTTATCACCCTTGTTTCTGCATTATAGGACGGAGACAACGGGAATACCTCGCTATCTTCTGAAGAAAAGACATAAGCATCAGTTCCATCATAAACAACAACGTTGTATTCGTTTGTCTCTGGATTTTTTGATAGTTTGACCGGTTTGTAAAGATTGTGGCCATCGTCGATTATCAAGCCTTTTTCGAATAGGTTTTTAAGTTCCTTTTTAGACACTAAATCTTTAGGGGTCATGTCTTTTGAAAAATACAATAAATTAGTATCCAACGACGCGTATATAATTGTATTTTTGACAAATTTTTCGTGATAACTAGCATAAACTTCATTTTTCATATTATCGACCTCCTTTTATTTTTTAATTGTTTTCTCGATCTTTTCTTCAGTCATATTGTTTGACGAGTCAGTTTTATCACTCTTAGGTTCGCTTAGATTCTTATTCCTGAGTTCGTCTGCTTTTGGGTCATCCGACGGCTTCATTCCAATAATCTGTCTGATTTCGTTTGATGACATTATCTCGTTTCGAGTAAACTTGTCAGCAATTTCAGAAATTTCGTTAACTGAAACAAGTTTAAACGGATCTCTAAAGAATGAAATCGACTGTAATTGTGATCGAGCTGTTTTAGTTAGGAACTTTCGTCTCATCTCATCAACGATAGCCGAAAGAATAGGTTCAATTGTTCGGTTGTAATAATTGAGCATTGTTTTATCGTCAGCAGTACCATCTAATATACTCTGAGTGATTCCTAACTGGCTGTATAGCATGCTCGTTAGGTATTCAATCTGTTTCATTAGATTGTTTTCGACTGGACGATTCAACTGCGTAATACGCTCTGTGCCATCGGTATAAGCAATACCATATTTTGAACCTGCTAATTGGTCTACTATATCTTGACGCCGTTTTTCAGCTTGTTGACGCCTTGCCTCAGTCTTAATAATATATGGCAATTGAATAATCAAATCCAACTTACCAGAACTGCTTTGTTCATCTACAACATCCAAAAGGTTAAGTTTACGAATAAGTCGCTGCATGGTTGAATTTGGTTCATTAATAACGGCGTATAGAGGATTTTCTACAATACCAACTGCACTCTTCGGTAGCACAATATCCTCTTTACAACCTGTTTTCTCGTTATATACACGAACTTTAACATGACTCGGATGCCATTCCAAAATTTTTCCGGTTCGCATTGAGAGAATATCATAAGAACCAGTAATTTTGGGATTAAAGGTTGTATCAACTGGAACAATAGCCACACATCCTTCATCAAGCATTGACATAACTGTATCCTGAATAAAGGCTCTTCCGGTTTGATCAAGGTTGGCTTCAACGGTGAGACAGTTGTTTAACCCCGAATCAATGACTGATAGGAAACTATTATTTTCGTCAAGTCTTACATGCTTAATACTAACTGAAGAAGCGTCTAAAGCAATCCGATTGTATACTGAAGTTACTATCGAACGCTCATTTCCGCGTGTTAGTCTCGGTCTATCCGGACGATAAGTATAGCTAATTCCAACATTTTTGTAATAATCGGTGGGGTCTTTGTTGAAAAAAGCATTCCATGCATGTTTTAATCTGGAAGTAAATGAATTCTCCATTTTGAATTACCACCCCCCTTTTTTTTTATATTTAGACCTTATCGACTACGGTTTTTCTGTATGCCACTTTCCCTGATTCATAGATCCCGTTTTTTAGTTGGTTCATGTTATACCCTTGATCAGCGAGAGCCATGAAAACTCCAATTTCTCCTCTTTTAGCTACAAATCGTACAACTTTACCGGATGGTGATTTTAAGCCGGAAACTTTATCGTTCATCAGAGAAGCCATCTTTTGATTGTACGCATTAATAGTGGCCACACTTAGTTTACCGGATTTATTAACAGCATTGAGGATGCCGTGATGGATTAACGATTCTACGAACCTACCCTCCTTATCTACAAAATCCATATACATCATTACTAAGTTGAAAAATGAAGGCATATCTAACGGAGAAGACGAATGTTTTATGTTATCATTCAAATACATGACCATTGGACGAGGCTCTCCCCAAAACATTTTATATTCTTCTAGTTCCGACGCCGACATTTTGGAGAATTTACTTAAAGGAGAGTTCATCGGAACTTCTTTGAATCCTAATTTATCATAAATATGTTTTCCGTCAGGCGTTGCTACGTCCTCCATTGTAATGACTTTTTTGCCTTCTTTTTTAGCAAAATCTATTGCTGCTTTGATAGAGGCTTGCGCATAACCCTTGCCTCTTTGACTGTTTTTTATTCCTATCCAAGCAAAATTAATTTCTTCGTCAGACACGTTAATCAAAGACATGTCTCCAACTTTTTTACCAGACGAATCCCTAATAGTAAGGTCGTACTGTGTATCGTCTGAACTTTTAGCTGTTATTTTTTTCAATAGTTTTGCTATCGGAGAAGGGGGATCTTCACTTAAGGTTATTTCTGCCCCGGTTTTGGTTTTGGCCGATAAGAGGACTTTTCTTTTATCTATGTCTTTTGGTCCTTCTTTACTTCTTTCACCTACTTTGTTCCCATAACGTTTTTTACCAGCTGACGTAAGAGTTCCATCTTTGTTCTGATACCTTCTAACACCCCATTTCATTCCGAGGATACCGTAGTGAGTTAATTCGTTGGTATAATCGTATTGCCACACTTAATTTCACCTCCTTTACTCAAAAGCATCTTTATTTAATTTATAGGCAATATAAGCATCCATCATAGCTGCCACTGCGTCGATCTTCTGCTCGTATCGTTTCTTAAGTAATTTCCTATTGCCATTCGTATCTTCAAGAGTTATACAGTTACCCATAGCAAAAGTCATAAGTTCTTCATCAAATAAAAGCATCCGCTCCTCAGAAAGTTTCTTTAACTCTCCTAGAGGGACGGACTCCGTTTTTGCACCCTGTATAACTTTTTCGATTCCAAATGGGCCGTTTTCCGATTCCCAACGCTCTACAAATTCCTTTGCATTATATGGGTCGAAACCAAAACATCTAACGTCATATCCGCATTCGTTTATATGATTATCTAAGTCTTCATAAACTTCCATCATGTCTAAAACGGTTCCCTCAAGGACAATTAAACTTCCTTCTTTCATGAATTGATCGTATTTGATTCTCATGGCAGCAGGGAGTTTCATTAGTGTTAGTGAAGATATATAATTTCGAGTTTTGACACCGAAACACCCATTAGATAAAGGAAACAGAAATGTAAACGAACAGAAATCATCTCCTTGAGAAAGGTCTGCTCCAAGAGCGCAAGGCATTTGCCAATAATCTCTCTTTCTATGAGGTAGCGTTTCCTCATAAGTAAAGTAGTAAGTATATCCCTCCATAGGAAGACCAAAACGCTTTGCCAAAATATCATTCCTTGCGGCCGGAGCTTTTTCTGCTCTTTCGACATCAAGTTGATATGTTTCATAGCTAACGGTCTTTCCTAAATTCGGATTAGCCTTCAGCCACATTTGGGGATCAGAGACTTCATCGATCGAATCGAGTTTATACCACCAAATAGAAACATGTGGATTGATGTAGTCTCCTTTGAGAATGTCCATCAACTCCATTTTGATTGTGTCTCCGCTACCATTACGAATCGTACCCTCTGAACTAGTCGCAATGATTAGATAATCATCAACTTTAGAAGCACCCTGCTCGATGGCTCCAACGACGTCCTCTCGAATGTCTCCCGAAAGCCATTCATCAATAGTTGCCACTTTAGGTCGGAGACCTTGAAGTTTGGTAATAGACATCGGACGTATTTCTATCAAAGAGCCGGTAAGAAAATTTTCAATACCTTTCTTTGTAGAGGCTAACTTCACTCGGTTAGCTTTAGATCCAGTGGTATTTTGTAATGAGCCTTCTGTTAGAAATTTAAACAGAGGACCTCTTGATCGAGTGATGGCAGTACGTATAGGTGACATTACTTCTTCGGCTTGTTTCATTGTTGGGGCAGTTGTGATTTGGTGAGTTGTTGTAGTATCTACATTTAGGAAATATGTTTGAATACAGGAATCATACAGAGATTTAGCAGCTCCTCTTCCAACGATAAGATATTGTTTATTAATAAGGCGTTTCTTAATGGTTTTTTTTACGTATCGTCCGCCGCGTCCATCTGGATTTGGTTCATAAACGCTTCTTTCGACAAAGTAATACCAACCAAAAACTTGTTCGCCCCATAACTTAAAACTATCTAACATGTGTAAGTCTCCGCCATCGGTTAAGGTTAATTCAGATTCACAAAATTTAATCCAACCTTCGACTGCTTCGTCATCATAGTAAACTCCGGGATTAGCAATGAGATCGTCTATACGGTTCATCTCCATTGAAACTTCTTTGCATACTGGAATTTCTCCTCGAATTACGGCATCTCTAAACATGCCGTAATACTTTGGAACGGCAGTGTTCGATAATGCCATAAACAATTCTCCTTATCCTTTTTTTTCAAGAATAGCCTTGATTTTATTAACGTTATTATAAATAGTAAGAGCGGTAGTAGTAACAGTCGCAACGGTTGCTCCAGCTTTAATAATCTTTTGCGCATACTCTTTACCTTTGCTAACGTTGCTTTTGGATAATTGAGAATACTGCAGTTCCATCTGGATGCGATTTAGTCGACTACGAAGCTCAACGTCACTCATAGATTTAATACTCTTTGATGTGTGGGCCTTCTTGTAATCTTCATGTATCTCATCAGTCTTAGAACGTCCTCTAGCTCTCGCTAGCCGTTTAGGAGTTCTTCGAATACCCCACTTCATTCCAAGAATACCGTAATGTATTAATGCATTATCCATTTTTTAGATCACCTCCTAATTAGAATTTACCGAATCAGCAGCAACTTGAATTCTCCATTCAAGCTCTGAAATAATTCGGTTCATAGATTCAATTACAGAAGAGCTAAGAGGGGGATCGAATAACAGTTTAACCTTCATGTATGTATAAGACTTTATTAATTCCCATTTTGAATTTTCTGGAACAAAGTCCCCCCACACAGATGATTTGCCGTTGATTGAAAAACCTTCGGTAGGACCGACACCAATCTGAGTTAAAATCGAAAGCACAGAATTGATGTGCATGATTAAATCCGCATCGAAGTGTGTATACTCTTCCGCAATTCCGAGCAGTTTTTTAATTGATGTCAGTATACTCTCCATAGTAATCCTCCTTTACGGCTGAATCGCGATAAATTTCTTCATACAGAAACCTTCGATACCAGCAGCCGTGCAAACTTTATAGAATTCTTCGGTTGATTCTTTTTCATTAATCACGAGCTCCGTTTGATAATCAACTTCGCAAATAATAGTGGCGTCAGTTCTAGGTTTCTCTCGAACATTTAGCTTTTTACAATTTGTCACAAACCCAATTTTAACATCTTCAAAGTTTTGAGACTCTTCGTGTTCCTCGATTTGATAGTCATCTTTAAGAAGATTATACTGATACATTTTTTTTACTTTCCTCCTTTTATTTATGTCTCCATGGACATGTATCGTTTTTAGTTCGTTCTATCGGTGCTAGAATTAATAAACTTTCATCGCCATAGTGTATTGCATTGTGGGTTGAGTGTGTAGTAGAGATTAAGTATTCTGGGTCTAACAAAAATTCACTTTGTTCAACGATGTCCCTTGGTAGAATGGGATTCATGTGATGAATATAAATCTTTCCTCGAATCTCATAACTTTCGAGACCAAGATCACAACCATTATCCCTTACAATTACAAAATCTCGAATAGCTTTCCATTCGGGCGACTTATAAAAGTTCTGATTTATGAATCTATCAAACCCGAATGTCTCTTCGCCAACGGTTCCGTTAAGTTTTAAATATTGGTATCGTTCCTCAAAAGTGTTCAACTTGGATAACTCCGAATAAGTTCTAATCATTTGGACTCCGGTTCCAATTTTTATAGTCCGAATCGATACCTTTATAGAAAGGAATCATTTCAGGAACGATCCTCTGAATATAACCTCTTTTGTCAACCTCGATGGTTATGATCCATCCTCCAAGATGAACACTTATACCTTTACCTCTTGTGAACGGAGTTTGTGTTTGGAAACATCCTGCCTGGAAACAATGAACATTCCGATAGAACAAATATTCAAGTTTGTGATAATGTCCTATTGCTAGAATATTAGGTTTACTATCTGCTTCCATCGCATCAATCATCTTTTGTGGTTTATAAGATAGAGCATAGGCTGTCCCATCCCAAGGGTGACGCAATTCAAGAATACAATTAGGAGTGATTTCGATTCTTGCACAATCTCTTCCAAGATACTTCATGTCTTTTCGTTTCATGGATATGATTTTACCAATATCAACACCACATCTTTTGTAAATGCTCGAGTCATGATTACCCGTAATAAAGTGAGTCGTGATACTGTCTATTCTAGGATAGTTAGTTACGATTTCGTTGATGTGATCATCCGCTCCCTGGGTGTAACATTCATACTGGTGACCTGTGCGCATTTGTTCGCCTTCGTCTATGTCTCCAGCGTGATAAATATCTTTGACTCCTCTTTGAGAACAAATTTCATAAAATTTTTGAAGATATGTAAGCTGAGTATATTTGGAATTGATATGAGTGTCACTGATTAAACCAAACGAGAGAATCTGATTACCACTCCATTCTCTAATATGTGTCGCGGGGTCTAAATTTTCGAAAACCGTAAATCTATCGGTTTTGTTTTTTGCAGCGGGTTGTTCAGATTGTTTAGTTTTTTCACTTTTTATAAACTCTCGAACTTCGTCTTCTGTTTTATTAACTCGAGCCGCAATCTTTTTATATCCCTCATGATTTTTATACATTTGTTTTGCTATCTTCTTCCAATCGTGCATTTACTCACCTCCGTTAAATAAATATACAGTCGAGACGCATCTTATCAATCATCCGAATCATCCGAATCACCTTGCCCGCTATATTTTCTCATAGCATCAAGAGCATTCTTATATAATTCCTCTATTCTTTGCGCCGACTGTAACGATTGAGTCTTGGCCTCAATCAATTCTTTCTGTTTCATGAGAATTTCTTTTTCAATCTTCTCTTTAGTTGAACCGAGCTTTAAATAATGTGTAATGACCTGAGAAGAAGCAGTTCCTTCTAACAACTGCTTTTCAGCAAGGTCAACAGCTAAGGATATCAATTGATTTTCTCTAGCTTCTGGAGATAAAGCTGGTCTCAACTTTCTAGATTTTTCAGAAGAGGTTACATCCTTAGCTTTCTTCATACTTACTACCTCCTCTCGTTCAATATTTGTAGTATTATTGTCGTGTTCCATTTGGAATTTACTGAGTTCATTAATACTTCTACAGCACTTAACAGAGCCCATAAGGTTAACCTAAAATCTTCTGAAAGGAGAAAAGAAAGATAAATATAAACTGTTAAACCTTATGAGCCCTATTAAATGCTGTAGAAATATGAGAATGATACCCAAAAAATACCCTCCGGAGATTTTTTTAGG